TCTTTAAGAGTTGTTACTAAAGCTCCTAAAATGTTTGATTCTCTAATTTGTGTCATTTATATTTTCCTTAAATTGGTAATTCCCTTATCACTATAACATCACTAGCCGCTGGTGCAGTCCCAAAAGTCAAAGTCGTACCAGAAATAGTATAATCTGTCGTTGGCTTTTGAGTAACTGTGAAACCTGTAGTTGACCCATCGCCTGTAGCAGACCTTACATTTATTTCAGTTGGTCTGTCTTTTGGTTGAATGTATCTTACCATTTTATTCTCTTATTCTATATTTATTTATTACACGTCTTCTAAAACAGATAATACAACATCTATTGATGATCCAGCAGAAGCCTCTGCTCTTAATACATCACCTGCTGATCCACTGTTTTGTAAAACTATTTTGTTACCTGACATAATTTCAACTGTAGTATTTCCTGGAACTTTTAAAGCTTTTACAATGTAACCATCATTAGATCCATCGTAGTTATCTAAAAATAATCCAACTGTTCTTTCGGAAGCGTTTTTATTACAAACTGAAATGCCGATAACGATTGATTCTAGTGCAGATGAACCAGCCCCAGCAGGAACTGAATATACCGCATCTGCCGAAGCACCTGTTGATGTGCCTACATCTGCTTTTACTTGTCTTTTAAAATCGTTAGCCATTGTTAACCTATTTTTTTGTTAGTCATATCGACCGATATATTACTATTTATACATTAATTGTTATCGGTCTTATACGAATAATGTACTTTTTTATAATTTTTATAACTATATTTAGTTATAAAATTGTCTACCCTAATGCTATCGCTTGAGCAATCGCAAAAGGTTTTGTTGCAACTCTAACATTATTTTCTGTTAATGTTGAAGTAGCGTTAATTGATGCACTAGAAAAACTAGTCAAACCACTAATTGCTGAATCTAAAGATATAGTTAAAGTATCAGTTGCAGATACTACAGCTGCAACACCTCCTGAACCTACAACGTTTAGAGTATCATTACCTTGAATAACTTGAGTCGTTGAACTTTCATCTCTTAAAGTAAATGTAAATGTCGCACCTAATGCTTCATTAACAGCACCTACAATAGTTGATTTGTGAGTGGTATTTAAAGTAGTTAAATCACCTACGTCAGTACCTAAAGTATTGAACGTGGTTCTAAACGTATTTAAAGTATCAGTTGTTGCTACACTTCGTATCGCCATCTTACTTGTTTACTACTCCCTTAATTAAACTTTTAATTTCTCTTAATTCTGCTTTTAAATTATTTATTTCTTTTACAGCACTTCTTATTTCATCGCCTTGTTTCTCTCTCGCTCTAACTCTTGCCATATACAAACTATATTCTGATGAATTTGTATGTACAATACCATTTGATCTAGTATCTCTTACTAAATTACTGTGTCCTTTTACTTTTAATATTGCCATCTTATACCGCCAATGCAATTGCTCTCATATCTTTTACAATAGGTGGATATGATGAAACTGATCCTGTTAATACAATTTTAATTTGGAAACTTGTAAAGTCATTTATATCACTTGCTGAATATTTGTATTCTTTAAATGTAGTATCGTCTTCAGCAGGAGTGACTGTTGTATCTTCACTTCCGTCACTATTAAATGGTGTCCAATTTAAATCTTCTATATTTCTTACTTCATCAGGTCCAGATACTCTAAAGTAAACTTTAACACTTGAACTTGATCTTACGTTTTGAGATAATCTTACGTCTAATGATGTTGATGAATTTTCTAATGTAATTGGTTTAGTTAAATAAACTGCTGCTGAAGATGTACCTATATTCGCTGTATCTGCAACATAACTTGGTGTATTACTATTAGTTGGATTATTTAATCTGTTTGAAATTGTAAATGCACTCATTCTTTGTGTATCTAATACTGGTGACAATTTAGTATTTGTTGTAGAGAACTCTAATATTGTCCAGAAAGATTTATTACTTGACATTTCCTCTGTTTCATTTATCTCACTCGCTACAGCGTTTGGTGCTGTAAAGTAAATATTATCATTATTCACAACTGCAACTTTGTTTGTGTTTGATGTCAAACTAAATTCTGTTTCAGAACCGTGAATAGATTTACCTGTTGTAGGTCTTATATAGAAATTAATATCTGTTCCTGGTAATTGCATCGTTTGAATACCCGCTAAGTTTATTACGTCATATGTTCTATTTTGTGTAGCAGTTACTGCGGTACCACCAATATCACCTGTCGCTGTGGCATTACTAGAACTACCTGAAGTTATAACATAACTATCTAATGTAATATCTTTTATACTATTGTACGTTCCGTTAATATCACCATGCGCTATGCCATTATAAGAACCTGAAGATAAACCAGAAATTGTAACATTGTTTGATGTACCGTTCATTCCGTGATTAGGATGGAAAACTGTAATTTCTTTAGAACCACTTGTTGTTCTTAATGGATTAGTTTTTAATGTTCTACTACCTAAAGTATCATTTGTTAATGTAACTGTACCTGTAACGTTACTAAATTCTGCTCTTTTAATTTTAAACTTAATATCTTCGTTTTGATCTGCCGACCAAGTAACACCATTTTGAGATTTGAAGAATACACCAGCATATGGTTGTTGTGAGATTGTTCTATCTGAATCTAAAGCAGTATCACCTAATCTCGCTACATATACATTGTAATCAGTAGAGTTTGCCATTAATACAAAAGCGTATTCTGTATTTTCTTGTACATAAACTGGACTATCAAAAGTAAATGTAGTTGCTGTTGTACCATCTGTACTTGTATTTACAGAACCTGGATTTAAAGTTTTTTCAGCGAAAGGTAATATTTGTTGTCCAGGATAACCGTTTACAGTATTTCTTATTTGTAAAGTTACTGGAATATTTGCGTCTTTTGAACTAAAGTAAATATCTATTGAAGTTAAGAATACACCACCCTCATCATCTATCATAAATGTTTCTGCCAAAGGATCGTGGTAACCTACTTGACGTGAAGCACCTCTTTGAACACTTGTTTGTGTAACTGCTTCTGTTTCATTTGTCGCTCTAAATTCTACACCCGCTGTTCTTGTTGAAATAATTGTATTTTGTACTGTTTCAATTGTACCTGTTGCGAAGTATTCAGTATTCGCTGCTGTTTCTGGTGCAGAAGTTAAATCGTTTGTAGATGAACTTGTCAATCTAAAGACTCTTTGACCTGTTCTCCATCTAGGGTTTGCGTTAACTTTTGGATCAGGAATTGCGAAAGTACCTGAAACTGCTCCATTTGAATCTGTTAATATTGGATCGCCAGCACTACCACCTGTAGGCGTAATGTATGTTGAAATATCTTCTGTATCAAAGAATGGATATACTCTTGTATTTGGTTTTAATCTTGTTGCGCTAAATGATACATCTCTACTTCTAATAAATGGAACAAATGCTATTGATACAATTCTATCACCTATATTTTGTGTTACTGTTTTAGGAACTAATACTTGTCTAATACCAACTCTTGTTTTTGTACCTGTTCTTGTAGTAGTTTGTATATCACGTTGCATTACTCTCCAACCGTGACCAGCTCTTTCTCTATATTGTTCTGTACTATTAGATGTTGATACACCTGTCCAATGATTTTGCCATTCATTCCAAATTGTACCTAATTCAACTGATTGTAAATTTGGATTACCTGATTCTTTAACTAAAGTATCCCAAGAACCATCATCATTGTTAATTACTAACTCTGGTGCTCTTTCAGTTTCTTTCCATTCATCACTTGTTGGAGTTAAAGCGATTGAACCAATAAATGTAAAGATACCAAATGGGTTAACATTAACAGTTTTACTTGCATATGGTTGATCTATTAAAGTTGCTTCCGTGTATGGTAAAGTAATTAGATCACCAGTCTTTTGATAATTTGATGCTGTTCTATCAGCGTCAACTATTGCAGTACCATCATCATCTCTTTCAATTAGTGATATTGCGTCTTCGTGGAATGTTGGTCGCATTTCACCTCTCGCATAATCCATAGCAACTTTGTAATCTAAATTACCAGCATCACCTATACCGTGACCTGTAAAGTTATCTACAATAAATCCGTTTTTAAATCTATCAAAACCATCTGCGTCTTGTATTTGTAAAGATTGTGCTGCTGATTCTAATAAAGAAAGTTGAGTATAATATTCAACGTTTTCTATTCTTTTTTCTAATCGACCAATATCTCTCATTGTATATCTTCGATTATCTACTGCTTCAATACCTACATCAGCAACATCTAACGTATATGCTGGAATAAACAAAGTATATAAGTGCATTGCATTGTCTAATATTCCAGGAATTTCTGGACTTAATGCACTTGAACCTTTTAATACTTTAAAGTTACCTTCTTTATCTAAAAAGATTTTATCTACTCTTTGTAAATAAAATTCGTGGTCTGTTGTTACATTTGATTCAAATTTAACTATGTTTACTGTTGATGCCTCTGTATCTAAAGCACTATCAACAGTTTGCCATTTTCTATCTTGTCCACCTGAATTGATTGTAGATGATGCACCAACTCTTGGTCTAAAGTCTAAACTATCTCTTAATTCATATACTTCACCAGTTGTATCTGATGTATATTGTGGTATGGCTTCGTAATCAACAACACCTGAATATGAATCTACATCAAAGTAATCTCCAGCGCCGTGTGTGAAATAATCAAAGTCAATTAATATTCTACCTGTTGGAGTTAACTCACCAGTTTTTAATTTTATTCTACCAATGTCATAGAAGTTATCTCTTTGTCCATTATCTAACTCAAATCTAGTAGTGATATTTGTATTACTAGAAGTTGCGTTAGTAGAAAAATCTGCTGCCATATAAACTGCATTTAATTTGAAAATATCAGCTTTACCTAAACTAATACCACCTTGTTTTGTAATTGCTGCTAAAGTAGAAACTTGTAATGTTTGATCTTCATTTAGAGTTTTTGTTTTTGAGTTAGCAGCTGTACTTGATTTATTTACAGTAAACGTTACTTTTAGTTTTGCACTTCCATAATTTGAACCAAAATCTAAAGTTAACTGTTTACCTGTAGGCGAACCACCTAATGTAAAGATAGCACTTCCTTCGTGGTTATTTCCACTTAAACTTAATACATCTCCTAGAACAGCACTTCCACTTGCTGACATAACTGAAACTGTGTAATCACCTTCATCTAAACTAGGGAATATTTCGTTTGTTCCAGCAGTAATTGTTTCAGAACCACCTGATAAGTTTATAACTACTTGTCTTCTTGCGCTGTAACTTGTATCTGTCAAACCACCATTTGCAGTCGTTTTTAAAGTTTTAATATTTTCATATGGTAACTTAAATATAGAAACATTTTTTTCTGGTGATTGTATGATTGCTCTTCTTCTTGTTGCAATTGTTTTTGTTGATACATCACTACCACCAACAGCAGCAGATAATGTTATTGAAGTATTACTAATTATAGCTTCAACTATTCTAGTTAAAGAAGTACCACCGTTTGTAGTAAATGATATTGAATCACCTACTTTTAATTCTTCTGTAAATCTTGTATTGAAACCTGTAACAGCAGTACCAGAGTTTGCGACTGATAATGTGCCAGTTAATGTAAGATTTGATCCGTTTGTTACATCAAGTGCAGTATCTGCTGTGTAAGTTGGCGAACCTGCCATACCAATTTGTTTAACTTGTGGGAAGTCAAAATTTGTAACACCTTTAAATCCTACTGCGTCAGATTGTATTGCTGCTGTATTAGATGATGTACCACCAGTGATTGTTTCACCAGCAACAAAGTCACCATTAACACTTGATAAAATAACAACACCGTGTACAGCATTACCCGCTGAACTAAAAGATGTAATATTTGTAGCAGTTGTACCATCACTTTCAAATAATTCAAATGTGTTTGTAGCAGGGTTTCTAACAGTAAATATTTGAGCAGTTGTCATTGCTGTAGAATTGTTAGCAGCACTGATAGCGCTAAATTTAATTTGTTGTCCTTCTTTTAAATTATGACCTGTTGATGTACAAACACCTGGACTTGCTGTTGATATACCAGAAACAGCAGTTGTTTCGGTAGTAGATATTGATTCTAAAGTACCTGTCGCACCTGAAGTACCACCTGTAATTACTTCACCAGTTGTGAATGACTGAGCAGTAGTTATGTTCAAGTGTGTAAACATATTAATATCAAACATATAATGTCTGTATATTGCTGATGTTAAACTTGAACTTACGAATATGTTTGATGTTGCTGTACCAGATGCGTATTCAAAACCTCTGGACTTTGCTCTACCGATTGTATTGATACTTGATTCTGAACTAGCATTTTCTGTACCACGTGCACTTGTTGCTTCACTATAAAAATTAATTCTTTTAAATGCTTCTGTTTCACCAGATACAAAAGTTGTATCAGGTTGTCCAAAGACGTTTGTAACATTTACAAAGTTACCTACATCAAATCTTGTTTGAAAAGCATTTTGAGTATCAAAATCTCTAGCCTTATCAACTGGAATATATGTTGTCGCTAATTTTTCTATTTCATAACCTTTAATATATGCCTTACCTGGTGATAAACCAATAGCAAGTTTAGTTGAATCACCACCATTACCTGAAGTAAAAATACCTCTTACAATATCTGCATCTGAACTACCTGTATTTTTTAAGTGTTCTCTAACATCAATTTCAAATTGTTTTACTGTGTAATCACCTGATTCGTCATATGTTCTTCTAGCAAATGTATCTTCTAATACAGCATATTCAGTTGTTCTAACTCTATTTTGTAATATACCATTTGATAGTCTTAACAATTCTACAAAGTTTGAATCTTCAGTAGATGTTAATGTCTTTTTGGTTAATGTTAAATCAATTTTAAATCTGTGAGCGCCTGGCGCATTTGCGTTTGAAGAACCTGCGGCATTATCATTTAAACTAGCATCATCATTCGGAGTTACAAAAGATTCTGTAACTGTCATACCTACTCTGTAACTAGGAGTGTTAGTATATTTGTCTAGTATTATAGTTTGATTTGTAACTTGAACGTGAAATCCATTTATGTAATAAACACCTTCTTGTACTTCTGCTGCACAACCTGTGGCAGTTGAATTAACAACAGCAGATAATGAAACACTATCACTATTTGTTCCAGTAATTGTTTCTCCGTTTGAAAAAGATGTTGCTGTTTTAGATGTACCACTATCTCTATATTTTACAAATACAGTATCTGGATCAGTACCATCTGTCGCTGCTGTATTTACAACTTCTGCTTTAACACCTGAAGAACCACCTGTTAAAACTGTACCATTCGTAAATTGCGCTAATGTATTACCAGAACCTAAACTTGTTAACTTAACGGCATAGTAATCCAAGTCATAACCAATTTCACCTGGAATAATCATTGCACCTTTATCAAAAAGATGATCAGATACTCTTTCGATCTGGTTTTGTAATTGTGTTTGTGACTGTGTTAATTCTCTCGCTTGAACTGCAAATGACGGTCTGAAAAGTATTCTATGAAACTTTTTACTTTCCGTAAAGTCATCATAATATGGCGAGAGGTTAAAGTCTGTTGGACTTGGCATTTATTTCCCTCTAAAATTCAATTATCAATTTTACGTTTTCAGTTTGATCTGAAGCTCTTGTTATTGGTGATCTATTTTCAATATATATTACATCACCAGTATCTGCATCAATCTCACCTGAATTATAACCACTTGTAAATGCTACATTATCAACCGTACTTGATGAAGTTGATGGTGTACCAGCAGCACTTGAAGTTTGACCTGTAATAGCATTCGCACCTGAAAACGCTGTTAGATTACCATTCGCATCTACACCTTGATCGTTAAATCTAGTTTGTATGTAGTATAATATTTTATTTGTTGAATCATATTCTACAACTTTACCGACTGCGCCAGTTGTTGCTTGATTTATTTCTTCATCAACTGTAAAAGAACCTGGCGAACCTGTTAATAGAACTGCTTTTGTTCCTCTTAATGTTGTTGCCGAGGCAGCTGAACCACCTGATTTAGGATCTCTAATTAAACTTATTTTTCTAAAATCGTTAGCAGTTGTAAAGTCACCTGAATTTGAAGTTTCTGCACCTTCAAAGTTAGTATTTAACATTACATAAAAACCACCTAATTCTTCTACTGCATTAAATCCGTGTCCACCTTTTGGTTCAATAATACAATCTAGTTCAGAACCAGATAAAGAACCACCACCAGCAGAATTAATATCTGCTACTCTAATATAACCATATGTATAACCTGTACCAGCAGCTGTTACTGTAACTGCAGTTACTGCGCCACCCGCAATAGTTACTGAAACTTTACCACTTGAACCATCACCTCTAATATTAATGTTAGCGTGTGTACCGTTTGTACCACCTGAACCAGCAGTTTTAATTTTTACCTTATTGATCGCACCATCTACTGCGGCAGATGATACAGTTGAATTTGTTGCTACTGCCATAAAGTCAGTAGATAAGAAGTTAACTTGTTGTGAAGCAGATAGTGTGTACATATATTTCCACTGGTAACCATCTCCTAAAGTTATAATAGTAGAAAGTGTTCCAGTAGGTTTTACTGTTGAAGCAGTACCATTATCGTTATCTATACATTTGTAAACATTGTAATCATCTGTAACAACATAAAAAGTAGAGTCCCATAAACTAGTAGCACCACTTGAAGCTGTTTGAGTAGAAGTACCACCTGTTATTCTATTACCATAATCGTGTCTGTAATAATCGTAAGTTGTACCTGTTGTCCAATTTCTTCTTGGAATAGCAAATGATATATCTGATGATGTTACTTTTTTTGCTGCAAGTAAATCATCAAAAGTATAAAATTCTTCTTGTATAGAATCTGCGGGTGTTATAGGAGCAGTATCCGTACCCTCGTTATCTGTTCTTGCATCAGGTCTAGTTGAAGTACCGTGAGCCTGTGGTTTTCCTATACCCAAATAAAAGATATTTGAAGAACCTGTTAATGCAGTTGAAAATTTCTCTGCGTTATGTATTCTAAATTTGTTAGTTATTATTGCTGGCATTTTTGTCTTTCCTTATTCATATTTATACTAGTTTTCAAATTATCCTATTGCAATTGCAGCGACAATTGCCCCTAATCCTCCAGATATTGCGGTAATTTGAGTTTGTATATTTGACGTTACTCCATTTAGATGTTGAAATTCTGTATTTGATATAGAACCATCAGCGATTTTCGCTGCGTCTATACCTGATTGTAAAGAGATAGTAAATGTACTACCTGACACAGCAGCTGCTATACTCGCATCACCATTAATTCTTAAAGTACCACCTAAAGATACTGTACCTGCTGTTGAACCCTCATCTAACAAACTTAATGCTGGGAATGTGTTTGTAGTATTAAATGTTTTATTTGTTAATGATTCAGAACCTGCTAATGTCGCAAAAGAATTATCTGAAAGGGCAGCGTTAAACTGAGCAGTAGTACCTGAAACAGTATTACTACCTAGAGCGATAGTCTTATTTTCAAGTGTTTTTGTATTTGTAGTAGTGATAACAAGACTACTAGGTTCATATCTGGAATTAGAGTTATTATATATTAACCCATCACCATTTGATACACCTGATAAATTAAACTGTATTGCTGATCCAGTACCGATCGCTGAATAAATTTCGTTAAAGTTATCGTTAATTAAATCACCACCAGCTCTAATAGTAGAACCTGTTCCATCATTTGCCGTTGATCCGATATTAATTGTTTGTTTTGCCACGTTTTTATTCCTTTACTTAATATATTTATAATGATTTTTAAGCAGCATCAAAAGTTATATTAGTTTCATCAAAAGTATCTCTATCTTCATCAAAACTATCACTAGATACTTGCCATACTTCTGCTGGTATCGCAAAATCAGATTTTAATTTAAAGTTAAAATCACCCATTGTTACTTGTTCACCGTCAATACTACTATTTTTTGTTCCAGTTAGTGTTAAACCGTTTAATTGATCTATTGTTATTCTATTAGCAAAATGTTCACCTAATATTAATTTATTAATACTGTGTAAAGTAGGACCCGCTACAGGTACACCATATTTTGTTGTATTACTTCTAATATCCGTTACTTCTTTTATTACTCCACCAACATTTTTTAAAGTTATGGTTTGAGTTAAAGTAACATCTCTAGTATTTGGTGTGAAATGCTCACTAGTTGAATCAGTAAAGTCTGGATCAACACCTAATAGAGGATTAACTCTTAAACTTGTATCATCAGTAGTTGTTCCTAATCTTCTTCCAAAGATTGTTGAGAATAATGTATTTAATACTGTTTGTATACCTTCAATCTCAACACCAGAATTAATTGTATTGAAACTTCTTAATCTAGCATCAACTTGCGTTTCTATATTAACTTGTCCTGAAAAAAAGAAACCTGATGTGTGTACTGTCTTTTTAAAACTATCTCTCCAGTCGGTTATTGAACGACCAACTTTAATTACATAAGAAAAGTCTTGGTAATATAAACTATCTTGTATCTTCATTGAGTCGTCAGATAAGTGACCATCTTGGTTAATGTAAGTACCTGTAGTATCAACAACAGCTCCAATTGACACTGTCGCTGTACCTAAATCATTTTTTTCAATTGTTGCTGTTGCACCACTTGTAGATGTGATTGTTGATTTTTCAGCAAATTGTCCAGTCGGACTAGAAACTTTTAATATACCTGTACCTGCTGTAAATGAAACAACAGTAGCAGTTACTGCTGTTGATGTTGCATCAATACCTGTTACAGTTTCATTAACTTGGAATGTACCTGAAACACCTGAAACAATAACATAACTTGGTAATAGTAATGTAGGTGGCGATGGAGATGCTTCATAACCTGCGCCTGATTCAACAATCTTTAATCCTAATACTCTACCTACATCTGTACTGTTTGCAAATACAACTGCACTTGATCCGCTACTTGAAGTTACTGTTACAGTAGGTAAAGATTTGTAATTATTTCCATTTGATATAATTCTAATATCTGTAATATCGCCACTACCAGTACCACTTTCTTGTACAACTTTATTTCCTGTGTATGGATCACCTTTTGTTGTTTCATCTTCTAAAACAATATGGTCATCAACAGTAGATGTTGAAGTTTCTTGCGTAAATCCTCCATTAACTACTGATACTTTTGCACTGGCACTTCCTCCACCTGTTCCTGTGTTTGTAAAAGTTATAGCATCACCAATCGCATAACCAGACCCTGCTGTTGCAATAACGAAATCTGTAATACCACCTCTTCCAACAGAATCTACTTGAATAATTGCTCCGTTACCACCACCACTAACTGATACACTATCTCCTTCTGTATATAAATTTCCGTCATTAGTTATAGAAATTGTTTTAGGAATACCTGTAATAGTTGCTTTGATAAAAATATCAGACTCATCATTTATTGTACCTCTTACAACTTCACTTATTTGAAAAGTACCTGAAATAGTATCATCATTTAAAATTAATTCAGATACTTGAGTCGTACCAATTTGAAATTTAAATACGTTTTCAACTACTGCTGAGGCTTCTGATGTTTCGCCTGTTATTGTTCTACCTACTAAATTTGCTGTATCACCAACAGTTCCAATTGCTCTTAATATCTTTTTTGTATCCCAAGTACCATCAGATGTTCTTAACATTTGTTCTCTAGGATATATTGTTTCTGAATTTACTCCAAACAATAATCTAAAAAATAATTGGTGTCCTCTATTAGTACCTTTTGCTCGGTATAATGATTTAACATTTTTAATTAACTTTCTTTTGTCAACGCCATTACTTAATGTTTCTGGTAGTGTATTTAAAAACTCATTTCTAAAATTTGTTAAGAAGTTTGAAATAGCTCTATCAGGATCTCTAAAATTTAATAACTCTTGTATATTGTTTACTGGATTTGGTTTATAATTATTAATAATCGCTGTAGCGTTAGAACTAGCGCCTACAACTGTTTCACCATCTATAAACTTATCTTGTGCTGATATGTAAAGTCTATTATTATCTAAATCTTCAGCAAGTACAGTTGTAGTTGCATTTGAAGTTTGACCTGTGATAGTTTCACCTCTAGTAAACTTTCCATAAGTAGAAGTTTCTAAAAGAAGTTTATCATCTGCATCTAATTGTGTTCTATCTGTATCAATACGAGAACCATCTAAAATTAATTGGTTCTCTTGTGCAGTTTCTGTTTCTAATAAAATACCATCTGTTGTTTGAACAGAAGTTACACCTAACTCTGCTGATTCCATAAACGTATAATACGTTTTTATAAATTCTAAAAATTTAGGGTGTTGTTCTAATACGAACTCTGGAACCTGTTGATTAATCAGGTTAGATATTTTATCTGTGAACTTTGCCATTAGTAATTAGATGTTGTTGTATATCCAATACCAGCATCAGCAGAACCACCGACAAATGTATCTGCCTCTACTGTGATAGTTGAGTTTGCTGTATCTATTTCTAAAATCTGATCTCTAACTGGAACTATATCATAAGATTCTGGCTCTACAGTTATTTCAATAACAGTAGATGATGCGCCTCTTATATTTTCTACTGACGCAACATTTAAAGAGTTAATTGTGATTTGACCAGTTGAATAATTAACTGTACCTTGAGTGCTATTTACATATGTTCTAACAGAACCTACAAAATAATATCTTCTAATATTTCCACTTCCGTCATCATCAAGGTAATAAACATTAGTATCATTTGGCACTTTAAAACCAGTTGAAGCAATAACACCACCCATAGATGATTTGTGTCCAGTGTGTGGATTAAAAATACCATTTCTAAAATAAACATCATATCTTGTAGATGTGCTTAATGTAGGAGTAAATGATTTTCTTATAGTCAATTTAGTTACGTTTGATAAGATACTTGTATCTGTATCATCTATTAAACCTGTAACTTTTGAATGTCTAAACACACCATCAAATTGTTGAAGTGTATTTGTGTTGTAATTTGTTAAAGTGGTTGTGACATCTGATTTAATTGTATTTGAAGTTTTTGTAGTTGCCTTTTCATCATACTTTACAGTTGTATTAAGTATGAGAGATGTAGTTTCTGGATCAACAATCTCTGGTCTAACAGATGCAACATTAAATTTTTGTAATTGTGTTACAATATCTGTTTTAGTTGTAGCAGTAAGTGTAGAACCTGATGCTGCTTTAATCGCAATCTTTACTACACCATAAACTGGTGTTTCATCATCTTCTCCACCCCACGCTGAAACTGATAGTGCGTTTGGATATATTTCTTGTACAAGTGTTTCGTAATCACCTGTTGTAACTGCTCTATCTTGTCTTGCATATTGTAATGGTGCATTGTATCGAATTGACTCTTTTGATTGAGCATCTGAACCACCTTGAGCACTTGAAACTGTTACGATTGAAACATCTGTAAATCCACCAATACTACCTGATAGTGCAAATGAAGAAGCGCCATTTGCTTCAGCTTTATTTGAAACAATGTATTCTAAAATTACAATGTTACCATCATCTAAAGATTTACCAACAATACCATCACCAAAATAAACTTCAAACTTACCATTTTCACCTTCTTGTAAAAAATAAACTTTTGATGTATTATCTAAAGAAGTTAAACCTGTAGCTTTTGTCCAAGTGTTTGTTGTAGTATCAGAAACTGAATTTTGTATTTGTACTTTTAGAGTTGATGTATCAGCATTTATACTTGGAATAATAAATTTCTGATCTGGATCAGAAGTATCTACAGTATATTTAAATGTAACTAAAGTACCTTCGTAAATTGGTATACTATGAAACTTGTAAACACCATTTAAAGGTGTCATTGTATGCGAAGCATTTGTTACAAATTGATAAGTTGTTCCACTTATAGATGTTGTGAAAGTGGTTCCTTTTGCCATTGTAACTGTTGCGCCAGTAGCATTGTTAAGTGTAACATCAATTGTTGCTGTTGGCGACTTTGGTGATGTTGGAGTATAACCTAACATCTTCGCTAATGAAACTATATTTTTTCTAATGTCAGCACTGTCCAAGTACATTTCATTTGCTAACATATTAGCATTGAAACCTAGATAGTGAGTATTATATGCAAGAGTGTCTAAAAGAATAGCAAAACCTGAACCTTCAAAATCATAATCTTGGAACTCTGCTTGATTTTGTAAGAATGTTTTTAAGTTTGATTTTATATTATCAAAATCTAATTCTGAAACTGAAAGTTTGTTTGATGCCATTGTTATCTAATCCTTTGTAATAGTGTCGTTACAGAAACTGGTTCAGGTATATTCATAACATAAAAATATACAGTCACTTCAATTCCATTTCTATCAGGTTGTTCGTTAACTGTAACCTGTGATAATCTTGCTCTTGGTTCGTAGTTAGTTATAACTTCTTCTACTTTTCTTCTTATGAAAATACCAGTAAGTGGTGTAAAGTTTTCAAAAAGTAATTCTCTTATACCACAACCCAATTCTGGATGGAATGGTCTTTCATAATGATTAGTTTGAATTAAATTTTTAACACTTCTTTTTACAGCATTAACATCTTCAATTTTTACAACATCATTTGTAACTACATTTCTGGTAAAGTCTAAATCTAAATCTTTATAAAAAGACCTTACAGATTTTTTACTTTTATTAGTATTTGAAGCGTCATATATTGCCATAACACTAATATTTATACACTATTAACCAGAGTTTAC